AAAGAGATTAAGGAGAAAACAAATGATCTCTCTGTAAAATGATTGCCAAGTTTGTATTCTTGTATCTGAATATTCAGAGTTTCCAGAAGTGTTCTGGCACGTTCACACTCTTGATTACCGTTGCTGTATAGAACTATTGGACCCATTTGTTTTCTCCTTAATCTCTTTGACGCCAATCATCAGGTTTATCACGAATAAACCAATCACTTATATCTTCTGCACCATCAAATCCCGTTTTATAATTGGATGGATCGGGATCTCCTAAACCCATCCTATTCATAAAATCATCCATACTACCTTCTTGAATATCCTGAGCAGATTGTCTTCTTGCCTTCTTCAACATTTCATTTGCTGTTGTATTTGCCTTAGCAAGTTTTTGTGCCCATACCATATCATCAAGTTTGACTTCTTCTCCGTTTGCAATACATTTACAGATGAACTCCAATCGAAGTCTATATTTTGTTGATAACATAAAGTTATGTTTTGTTATCATTATTTATTTTTGAAATATTATTTACTAAACTCTTTAGATCTACGTTCTTTGAGATATTTGAGAATATCCTCCCTCCACTCCATCAATTCATTATAACATTCCTGATTGTGAGCACATTGACGCAATTGATGATCAGGTTTTAGAACACTTTCGTAGAATAAACCGAACGCATCACGACGTTTTTGTTGCTTGACACTCATAGGAATTGCTCCAAGGTTGAAGTGGTTTTCTTTTTAATTTTAGATTGATTTTTAATATATGTAAGTGCTTGTCTATACGTGTTTACAGAGTGCACTTGATTACCATTATATATGATACAGAATCCTTTCTTCTTTCCTGCCCATGGGATAGCAGCCCACATACCATCATTAGATACAAAACCATCAGGATCTCCTGGTTTTGGATTCAGGAGACTCTGATTATGAACGTAAGGTTTCTGAAACTTAGGCATTAGAAGACAGCAGTAACACTCACAACTGTTGCTGTAGGATTACGTGCAAGTGCAGTTTTTTTAGCATCTTCATAATCCCGTGCTTGCACGATTTCATCAAACACATTACCAGCAACGTAGAGTTGAACTTTGACTTTCATGGTGTTCCTTTGATTACCTTTGTATTATAGGGCAGAGTGGGGCAGAGTCAGGGGCAGAGTGGACAGTTTAGTGAGTGGTCTCCAAAAATTCTTTTAGAGATAGATTTCCCTTTTTCTTATTGCAGTGATTACATGCAATTAAGATGTTACTTAAATCATTCCATCTTTCCGGTGCTTCAGTGTAAGGAACAACATGGTCTAAACAAAAGTATGTGTCCTTTGCTCTTGGTCCTTTCCATCCACAATAACCACACTTTACTTCTATTTCACCATAAATTTCCATCGGAATAATAATTTCATTCCACATATATCTTCTAAAATCTTTCCACTGTTTTGTTTGACATAATTCCCAAGAACCTTTGAGAATTTCTTTTCCATCCCAACAACGAGTCCAACCTTTCATAATAACCTCAACGACGAATGACGGAGATGGCAGGTTCACCCTGCTCAAATACGGTGTCAACGACTGCCTGAACGGACTTGGCAGTGCTGATACCCACCTTGTCAAAGACTGGCACACAGACCAGTCCGAAGGTCTTCTCAGACCCTCCCAGACGGATCACACGACCGATTGACTGACTGATTCCGATGTAGTCCATGTTTCTCATAAACAACACCGCCTCAAGTCCACTGACGTTGATACCCTCAGAAAGAATAGAGTGATGAAGAACAACAAACTTTTTGTTAGGATCTCTGCCCCAAGTATTAAGGGTGTCAAAGAATACTTCACGATTCACTTTCTGTCCATCGATGATAGCACCAGTCTTGCTGGTGATATACATGCAGGAGTATCCACGTTCCAGCAGTTCATTGCGGAAGTCAGATTCGGCAAGCAACTTGACAATCTGCTTTGTAGAACGGGCACAAATGAGAATCTTATCAAGTGAGTTCTCATCAATAGTATCAATCAGATTCTGACAATCACGGTCAGCGATCAACTGTCTATCCTGTACCATGTCCAGTTGCTTTACAACAACCTTAGGTGGCAGGATATAACCCTCTTCCACAAGTTTGGGAGCAGGAACATTACAAATAACATTACCATAAACCTCAGCATCATTCATGCCTGGTTTGAAAACAGTAACAGAATGCTTAGGAGTAGCAGTGAAGAAATAGCACCTGTCAGCATCAGCAGCAAAATGCTCTGTGGGAGGGAAGAAATTGCGTTGGACAGAGTTATGCGCTTCATCGAAATAAATCGTGTTGACTTCGACATCGGCTTCTTGAATACGATGTAAGGAATGATATGTGGTGAAGATAATAACATTCTCACCAGCAGTCCTAGCAGTATTTACAAACAAACTGATTTTTTCTGCCTTTGTTGTGGAGAAGTGTGAAGTCTCACCACTATGAACATGTAGAATATGAGTATGAGTTGTATCAATCAACTCAAGAAACTCACTGCAAAGTTGTTCGGCAAGCAGAATACGTGGTGCTACAACAACAAATGTCTGACCGTTGTTGATCAGTTCCATGTTAGTAATGGCATCTTCGATCATACAAATGGTCTTGCCACCACCAGTAGGGATGATGACCTGACCTTTGTTGTTGTCCCACATCGCATTGACTGCTTCCTTCTGATGGGGTCGCAAGGTGATGGTCAAGTGCTCTCCTGTCCTGTATGAACATATTATAGCAGAAAACCGTCCCCAGTGCGACCTGATGGACGGTTCTTAAACTGTCTTATAGTATCATCTTCAACCTTAACAAAGGTATTCTACAGGGTTTTCAGAGTCTTGTCAAGTTATTACTTTTGAAGGACCATTACAGAGTAAGTTCTTGAACTAGCAGCAGCACTAAAAACAATTTTAAATCCACTTGTTGACTTATCTGCCTCTGAAACAGTATATGTTGTTATTGAATTGTTAGAAACAATTACACTATAACTTGAAGATGCTAATGTAGTGTCAAAAGTAAAGTTTGCATCATTACTGCTATTTAATACCGATAGTCCCATACTTGAACTTGCAACCAGTGATCCAGAATTAACAGTTGCAAATGCAATAACAGGACTCAAGTTTCTAAATGTATTTGTTGATGCTCCAACTTGAATAGTATTTGTTGTTTGATTATGAACAATCGCACCAGGAACAATACCGTCAGGAGTTACTTTTCTCGACTGTTCGTATCCCAATGCTGTTGGTGTCTCATGTAGAGACTGCATTAAGTTAATATCTGTTTGACTTAAAGATGGTGGAATGAAGTAAGAGTTCATCGTAGTCGATGCTGTTCCTACATCAAATAAACTTCTTGCAGCGTAAATATTAATTCCGACTTTTGTTAAATATTTGCTTCCATTTGCTAAGAAACTAGTTGGAATTAATGCACCATTTGTTGTTCCAACTCCTGCTACTACCTCACCAACAGAGGGAACAACTAATAAATTCTCAGTAATTAATGATGATCCACCAGATTTAATCTGGAAGTCTCCATAATCAACAAATGGAACGACAGGACTAAAATCATTTGGAATAACTCTATCATCAACATAAACAGATCCGTCAGTTTTATCGGTAAGTATAATTTTTCCAGCAGTGTAGAAACCTTGATTTGCCCAAATTGAACCCTCTGCATGTCCAATTAGTGCAGTTGGACCAGTCTTAAAAATATGATCATTTGTGGTCCCAATTCCAACTTTACCTCCAAAGTATGCAGTAGTACCAGAAGTAATGCTGGCACCAACACTAAGATTATTTGCTATATTTAAATTATTAAATGTGCTAATTCCGGAAACTACATTAAAGTTTTGAGTTTCAGAAATTGGAAGATTACTACCATCACCAAGAGTAATCTCGTTTCCACCACCTTGATTTATTGTGAGTACACCTGCAATACTCACATGTTCACTAACTTTAACCGTTCCACCCACATCAAGGTTTGCCTCAAGTGTAGATCCACCTCTATTAACACCCACTTTTCCATCATAAGTAACTTCAAACTGCTTATCGTTATCATACTTGACATTGAAACTCTCTGTAGTTCCTGCACCAGTTCCCTCGTGGAGGTTGATACTTACACCACCTACATCATAGTTATTAATATCTAAACGTCCTGTGCCTGGTGTATAGAGGAACTGAGCACTACTATTACCAGCACCTACAGATTCACCAATACTTACGGATGAGTTTGTTGTGCTTGTGACAACAAGACTTGCAGCAGTAGTTTTATTAATTCTTAAGTCATCAAAAGTTCCGATACCAACATCGGCATTTGTGATATTTGCCTGTGTGATTGTGCCTGTATTAATCGATGATGTTGTTGATTCTGTAGGACCAACAAACTTACTCGCGGTTATAATACCACTTGTGTTCGCACTAAAACTAGATGTTAATGTAGATGCAAAACTAACATTATCAGTTCCATCAAAAGATATGGTGCTTGTTTCTATATCACCACTGATACTAAAATCTCTAGCAGTCTCAAGTTTAGTTGTAGATGCGGCTATACCAGTTACTGATCCAGTAATATTACCGGTCAAATTTCCAACAAATGTAGTTGCAGTAATAACACCACTTGCAACAATGCCACCATCAGTTATTCCGACACCAATTCCTGAAGCAGGATTTTCACCTACTTGAAGATGATATTCTGGATTTGTGGTTCCAATACCAACCGACTTGAATGTATGAATTCCTACACCCTGTGCAATGAATCCAGTTGTAGAAATTGCAACAATATTAGTTAATCCAGATGCATCACCGACAAATTTTGTTGCTGTAATTACACCACTACTAGGATCAATATTAATTGATCCTGCTTTCAGATCTCCAAAGAAATTTGCAGTTTCTCCAACACCTAATGTTGATGTTGTAGTAAGACCACTTATTTTTGCATTTCCAATTGCATCAATTGCTTCGGTGGGAGTGGATGTTCCAATTCCCACCAGTCCATTCGCATTTACAACGAAGTTATCATTATCAACTTGTAAACCATTCCTAAAGTTAAATGACTTGGGATTATTTGCCATTATTATAAGCTTTAGAGTTATTTATCGGATAATTTTTGCTCAAGTGCATCAACCTTGTTAGAGAGTTCCTTAATTGCCTCTACAAGGAGAGGAACAAGTTTTTCATAACGGACTGCCTTGTATCCATTATCTCTCGTTGTGACCAATCCTGGGAGTCCAAGTGACTCAATTTCTTGTGCAATAACACCAGTATCACTTCCATCATTATTAGTATTCTCGTTCCAATCGAATGTATTACCACTGATTGAAACAACTTTTGCAAGTGAATCATCAATAGGTGTAATGTTGTCTTTCAGTCTTTTATCAGATGAGAAGAATGCTGTGATGTCACCAGTAACATTGAGAGTTCCGTCGATTTCAGTGTCAGTGCTAATTGCAACTTTGGAACCTATGATAGAATTTATCTTCAGATCACCGGATGAAGTATCAATAGTATTGTCATCAGTTTCAGCGATCTGAATATTTCCAAATGTTCCGGCAGTTCCTACTATTGCTTGGAAATTAATACTACCATCTACAGTCAGATCTCCTGTAATGTTAGTATCTCCACCAACATGAAGATTCTTACCAATACCAACACCACCATCAACAGTTATTGCACCAGTTGTAGAGCTCGTAGAGTTTGTTGGGTCTTTAACAGTCAGTTTGTTTGCCAGTGAGAGTTTATCCTTAATTCTAACTTCATTGTTAAACGTAACAGGACCATCAAACTGAGAAAGAATTTGTCTGGAGTCTCCACCCTCAACAATAATTCTTTCCTTAACAGTAATCTCGTCAAAGATTGCACTCAGACGTGCTGGATCTTCACCAGTAACTGTTGGGATTGGAGTATCGAATGAAGTTTCTTCACCGGTAGAAGAAGACTTCTTAGTATTACCAATGTAGAAGTCACCTCTGTTATTCATACCA